GCTGACGAGCAATGGGAAGCCCAACTTCCCGTGCCTGTAGGGTACAGATTGTTGGTAGCACTGCCTGATATTGATGATCATTATGAAGGCACGAGTCTACTCAAGACTGATACTGAAAAGCATCGTGAATACATTATGTCTATTATGGGCGTAGTTATTGACATGGGAGCAGACGCATACTCTGACAAAGAGCGTTTTCCAGAGGGTCCGTGGTGTAAAGTAGGGGACTACGTGATGTTCCGTATGAACACAGGCACACGGTTCAAGGTAAACGGCAAAGAGTTTCGTTTGATGAATGATGATTCTGTAGAGGCAGTTATCCCTGATCCTCGCGGCATTATGACAGTATAGGAGTAGAGTATGCCATTCCAAAAGGTTGAATTTGAGTTTCCTGATGAGAAGGAAGAGGAGTCCACAGAGATAGAAGTGGAGCCGTCCAGTGCTGAAGAAATCAAAAAGCCCGCTAGAGCAAAAGCTGAAGAAGCTGATTCTCTTGAAATTGAAGTTGTCGATGACACTCCAAAAGCCGACAGAGGACGTAAGCCCTCTGAACCCCCAGAAGATGTTACCGAAGAAGAACTAGAAGATTATTCTGAAAAAGTTCAAAAACGGATCAAACACTTCAGCAAGGGCTATCACGACGAGCGGCGGGAGAAAGAAAGGGCTATCCGTGAGCGCGAAGAGTTAGAGCGGTTTGCCAAGCAGTTAGTTGAGGAAAACAACAAGCTCAAGGGAGACGTAACCAAAAATCAGACAGCGTTGGTAGAACAGGCCAAGAAAAACGCTGAAGCGGAATCAGATGCTGCTAAACAAGCGTATAAGACAGCATATGAGTCTGGAGATCCTGATGCAGTGCTTTCTGCACAGGAAAAGTTAACAGCAGCTAAGATAAAGGCTGATAGGTTAGCAAACTTCAAAATACCCGCTTTACAGGAAACACAGGTTCCTGTACCCTCAAGAACAGAATCCGCCCCACAAACAGGGCATGACCCACGTGCGGAAGAGTGGAAAACTCAAAATCCGTGGTTTAATGTCGATGACGAAATGACAAGTTTGGCGTTGGGGCTGCATACCAAACTTATCAAGGAGGGCGTAAGTCCTCAGTCAGATGAATACTACGAGAGAATAGATTCTCGTATGCGGCAAGTTTTCCCCGATAATTTCGAGGATGCTGATCAACAAACTGAAGTTACGCCAAGGCGTAGCGCTAATGTAGTCGCACCCGCAACGCGGAGCACAGCCCCTAAAAAGGTAAAATTAAGTCAGACTCAAATAGCGTTATCTAAACGTTTAGGTTTAACTCCAGAACAATACGCCAGACAGGTTGCAATAGATATGAGGAAACAAAATGGCTGAGAATAGGCTAGATAGAGAACTTGAAACCCGCGAGAAGAAAACTCGTAAACGTCACTGGCAGCGTCCAGAGACACTCCCTTCTCCGAATCCAGAGCCGGGATATGAGTATCATTGGGTTAGAGTTAGTACGCAAGGCCAAATTGACGCTACTAACGTATCCTCAAAACTGCGTGAAGGTTGGGAGCCTGTGAAGGCAAGTGATCACCCTGAGATTACACTGGTAACCGTAGAGAATGAACGGTTTAAAGATAATGTAGTCATAGGTGGGTTGTTGCTGTGCAAAGCTCCAAAGGAACTCGTCGAAGAGCGGAGTGATTATTACAATAATCAGACCAAATCCCAGATGCAGTCCGTAGACAATAACTTCATGCGGGAGAATGATCCTAGAATGCCTCTATTTAACGATAGACGTTCTAAGGTCACTTTTGGAACAGGAACTTAACTCTAGGAGTATATAATGGCATATCCTGCTGTTGATGGTCCATATGGACTGGTTCCGGTAAAATTGTTGAGCGGTTCTCCTTTTGTAGGCGTTACACGCCACTTCAGTATTGCAAGTGGTTATGCTACGGCTATTTTTTATGGGGATGCTGTAAAGCTAGTTACCGGAGGCACCGTTGAGCGTGATACGTTTGACGCTGCCATGACACCCGTTGGTGTCTTCCTTGGCTGCACATATACAGATCCAAACCTTGGTTACAAGGTCTGGCGTCAGTCATATCCTGCAAGCACTGTTGCATCTGATATTCAAGCGTTTGTCGCAGACGGTACCGACCTTCTGTTTAAGGCTGCGGTTGTATCTTCAGGCACAACGATTGGTGATCTTGCAATCACTGACATCGGTGCAAACGTCGCGGGTGTAGACAATACAGGTGATTCCGTTTCGGGTAATTCTCGTTGCGCTATCTCTGATACGTCTGCAACTACAAACACTCTTCCATTCCGTATCATTGGTCTGGTTGAGGAAACCAAAAACAGTTCGGGTGGTTATACCGAGGCTTACGTTAAATGGAACGCAGGTCACCAGTATGACAACACGACTGGCGTATAAGGAGTGATGTACTATGGCTATTTCACGCGCCCAGTTACTTAAAGAACTCCTTCCCGGCCTAAACGCGCTGTTTGGATTGGAGTACGCAAAGTACGGTGAAGAACACGCTGAAATCTTTGAAAGCGAGACTTCTGACCGTTCATTCGAGGAAGAAACCAAATTGAGTGGCTTCTCAGCAGCACCTGTTAAAGACGAAGGTGCGGCAATTGAGTATGACTCTGCTCAAGAGACTTGGACTGCTCGCTATACACACGAGACTGTTGCGATGGGCTTCTCTATCACTGAGGAAGCTATCGAAGATAACTTGTATGACTCATTGTCTGCACGTTACACAAAAGCTCTCGCACGTGCTATGGCGTACACCAAGCAGGTTAAAGCTGCTGCGATCCTAAACAATGCGTTCGCTGCGGGTACAACCTATGGTGACGGTAAAACACTTTGTGCTACCGATCACCCGCTTGTGTCAGGTGGCACTAACTCAAACCGTCCTTCTGTTGCGGCTGACCTTAACGAAACCTCTCTTGAGGCGGCAGTTATTCAGATCGCAGGGTGGACCGATGAGCGTGGCCTCTTGATCGCAGCCAAACCTCGCAAGTTGGTCATTCCGCCAAACCTACAGTTTGTTGCAACTCGTTTGCTTGAGACTGAAGGACGTGTTGGTACAGCCGATAACGACATTAACGCGCTTCGCAATAATGGTTCGATCCCTGAAGGCTATACTGTCAACCACTACTTGACAGACACTGACGCATGGTTCTTAATGACAGACGTTCCTAACGGCTTGAAGCACTTTACTCGTGCACCGATGGCTACATCTATGGATGCAGACTTCGACACAGGTAATTCTCGCTACAAGGCACGGGAACGTTACAGCTTCGGCGTTTCTGATCCCCTCGGGATTTTTGGTTCGCCCGGAGCGTAAACTGCTCGTTAGGCGGGTTTTCCCTGCCCGTCTGCCTCAAATAAACTGGGCCGCTTCGTGCGGCCCTTTCTTTTGTTGATAGCTTGTTCTTATTGTGTTATACGTAGGCAATCCCTGACAGTCACATGGTGTGGCTGACACTAGCCAAGACAGGAGATTCATATGGCTAATTCGACCTTTAATGGTGCAGTCCGTTCAGAAAACGGTTTTAAAGCAATCACAAAAGCTGCAAATACGGGTACTGTGACAGAAGATATTTCTATTTCTCACGATGGTACAAACAGTGTTGTAATCTTTACAGACCTACCAACCGCTGATCCATCTGTCGCAGGGCAGCTTTGGAGTAACTCAGGCGTTTTGACTGTATCTGCAGGATAAGGAGTTAGTCCATGTCCTCTGACGTTCAAACTAAACGGGTGACAGGCACAGGTTCTCTAGCTGTAGGGCCAGCACGTGTCCGTCAAATACAGGCTTTGACAAGTGCGGGCGCAGGACGGTTGACACTAACTGATGGGAACGGCGGGGCCACACTAATCGACTTAGATTTTTTGGCCTCTGATTCTCACTCAGTGAACATTCCTGATGATGGGGTGCGGTTTGTGTCAGACGTGTACGTGTCTGCTGCTACAAACATTACTGCGATAACCTTCTTCTATAGCTAGGTGTTGGTATGCGGACTTATTATAAAAAGGGCGGAGGAGTAAAATCCCCTGCTTGGCAGCGCAAGGAAGGTAAAGACCCTTCAGGGGGTCTAAACGCAAAAGGTGTTGCTAGCTATCGGAGACAGAATCCCGGTAGTAAACTGAAGACCGCTGTTACTACAAAGCCTAGTAAGCTGAAAAAAGGTTCAAAGGCTGCAAACCGCCGCAAGTCGTTCTGTGCGCGTATGTCAGGCATGAAGAAGCGTCTGACAAGCAAAAAGACCGCTAATGACCCGAACAGTCGCATCAACAAGAGCTTACGGAAGTGGAATTGCTGATGCCTGCTAAATCCGCAAAACAAGAAAAGTTTATGCAAGCAGTGGCTAATAACCCTAAGTTCGCTAAGAAAGTAGGGGTGCCTCAGTCTGTGGGCAAAGAATACACTAAACCCTCTGAGCTTTCCCAGAAGCGCAAGAGAATAAACGCTCGTAAAAGGAATACGTAAATGGCTAGAAAAGGTAGAAATGCGCCTAGAAGAGGCAAAAAGATGAAGAAAGAAGACGCTTCAAAGCTAGCTCCAGAGGCTTCTATGCGCCCAAAGGCACGTCCTTCATCAAAGCTAGCTCCAAGAGCTTCTATGCGCCCAAGAGCAAGACCGAATGATACGACTATGGAAGCGTCACTTCGTCCAAGGGCACGCCCTGATGATATGCCCACCGTGGATGAAATAGGAGCCATAGAGCGCGGCAATCGGGCAGCTAAACGAACCGCTGAAGACTTGGCTATGTTTGCTTTGCCCGGAGCCAATCTTGGACGCAATGTAGCTAAAATAGCTGAAGAAGCGGCAGCTAAAGAGTCTATGGGTATGAAAAAAGGCGGTAAGGTTCGTGGTTACGGATTAGCCCGTGGCGGCAAAGTCTGTAAGATGAGGTAGTTATGCGTAAACGGACAAAAAATAAATCCTCTAAAAAAGTTAAAAAATTCCAAACTGGTGGGGATTTGCGTATGGATAACTCAGGTGCTCCGGGTGGGTTTGATATAGCTAAATTCCTCCCCATTGGCGGCGGTTCTGGGGGTACACTTGGGGGTACGCTACAGCCGAACCAAAATAAGAGTGCGTATGATAATATCACTGATATATCCGTATCCGCGAGTAAAGCATCGCAAGCATTAGATACAGCGTCAGAAGCTATTGGTTCCGCACCTATGAGCTATACTACGAATAGATCTTTTAAAAAAGGCGGTAAGGTTCGTGGTTACGGATTAGCCCGTGGCGGCAAAGTCTGTAAGATGAGGTAATCATGGACACGGATAAGGACGTAAAAGACATCAAAGATATGGCGTTCCAAGAGGAGTTGGAGTTTCAATTGAAGCTAAATCCTAACGTGGACCGCAGGATGCTTGAAGCCCGAGTCCGTGATAAGATCTATGGCCCTAAAAAGTTTGGTCATGGTGGTAAAGTTCGTGGTGCAGGAAAGGCATCTAAGGGCGTGCGCCCCTGTAAGATGAGGTAAGTATGCGTAGGTATTACAAAAAGGGCGGTAAGATTTGTGCTTCTGGTAAAGCATGGGCCAAACGCACTTTTGATACCTACCCTTCTGCGTATGCAAACCTCGCCGCGTCTAAGTATTGTAAAGACCCCAATTACGCAAAAGGGGCCAAGGGTAAGAAGAAAAAGTAATGGGCCAACTGCAAAAATGGCTGGATCAGAAATGGAAGCGCATCGACTCCAAGGGGAACATCGCGGGGGAATGTGGTACTTCTAAAGATAAGAAGAACCCTGACAGGTGCCTGCCAGAGTCTAAAGCCAGAAGTTTGTCCCAAGGCCAGCGTAAAGCTACGGCTAACAAAAAGAAGCGTGAGGGCAGTAAAGGTAAGACAGTAGTAAAAAATACAAAGCCTGCTACAGTTAAGCTAGCAGGTGGTGGTCTAGCGCGTAGAAAGCGCTCTATCGCTCGCGGGTGCGGGTGTGTGATGGAGCCTAGACGCAAACAGACCCTTTATATGTGAGGAAGTAATATGGAAGTTTTTCAGAATGGCAGGTTCTCTTCAGGCGAACCCGTGTATCAGATAGGCACAAGAAACGCTGATGGTACATATAACGTGGAAGTTTTTGACCTTATGACTAAGGGAGAAGCGGAAGCGAAACTACTAGCAATGGGTGGGCAACCTGCTGCCCCCAAACCAAAAGTTAAGGTTCCCACCGTTGCTAGAATTAAGGCTATGACTAAGAACGAATTAGAAGCTATGATGCGTTCAGAAGGCGTAGAGCTTGATAGACGGAAAGCCAAAAACACTCTCGTTGCGCAAGTCATCAAGCACTTTAAGGATAAGTAACTATGGCTACATCAGGCACCACAGCGTTTAACATGGACTTCACGGAGATTGCCGAAGAAGCATGGGAGCGTGCTGGTAGCGAGATGCGTTCTGGCTATGATTTACGCACTGCGCGTAGGTCCATGAACTTAATGACTATCGAGTGGCAGAACCGTGGTATCAATATGTGGACCATTGATTCTGGCACTGTGAGTTTGGTGCAAGGCACTTCTCAGTATACTCTACCAGCAGACACAATTGATCTGTTGGAACATCAAATACGTACTAATAGCGGCAATGCTACGACACAATCAGATCTTACCATAAGTCGAATAAGTGTAAGTACGTATGCCTCTATACCAAACAAACTAACACAAGGGCGTCCTATACAGCTTTATGTAGAGCGTTTGCGTGATGCTCCCAAAGTAAACGTGTGGCCTGTACCTGATAACAACGATTATGTGCTTTATTATTGGCGTATGCGGCGGATTGAAGATGCTGGAAATGGCGTTGAAACCGCTGATATGAACTTCCGGTTCTTCCCTTGCCTTGTTGCGGGGTTAGCCTACCACATAGCTATGAAGGTTCCTGATCTAGCGGAGCGTATCCCTATGCTCAAAGCCGCGTATGATGAGCAGTTTGAATTAGCAGCAGGTGAGGATAGAGAGAAAACGGCTGCACGGTTCGTGCCTAGAATAGGTAGGATTGCATAATGGGTAATAAGTTTGCTTCTAGTAAAAACGCTTTAGCCCTTTGTGATGTATGTGGCTTCCAATACAAACTACGAGAGCTTAAAAACCTGTTTGTTAAAGGGCGAGACACTAATATTAAAGCCTGTCCTGAATGTTGGGATCCTGATCATCCGCAGCTTAAACTTGGCGAGTTCCCAGTGGACGACCCTCAAGCAATACGTAATCCACGTCCAGACCAAAGTTTAGGGGTGTCTGGCGATACGAGTAGTAGGGTAATTCAATGGGGTTGGAATCCTGTGGGGCTAAATGATCCTTTTAGTCTTACACCTAACTCATTAGTTGGTACTGGAAAAATTGGCACTGTTAGTGTAGTTATATCGTAGGAGGTATGTAATGCCAAAAGTAGGAAACAAATCTTTTCCCTATACGGCAGCGGGGAAAAAGAAAGCAAAAGCCCACGCCAAGAAGACGGGCAAGAAGATGACATCTGCTTATAAATCTGGTGGCGGTGTTAAAGTTCGTGGCACAGGTGCGGCTACAAAAGGTCTTATGGCTCGTGGGCCTATGGGGTAAGTTATGAACTATACCGAGTTGAAAACTAATATAGAAGACATTTGTGAGAGTTCGTTCACAGATGCTCAACTCGCTATGTTCACGGAGCAGGCCGAACAGAAAATATATAGCACAGTGCAGATACCTGCGCTGCGTAGAAATGTTACTGGGTCTGTGACCACAAATAACAAATACCTTACAGCCCCTACGGACTTTCTGTACACATACTCGCTTGCGCTAGTAGATAGCGATGGGGCGTATCACTACCTAATAAATAAGGATGTGAACTTTATCAGAGAAGCGTACCCTACACCCACTTCTGTAGGGCTTCCCAAACACTATGCGTACTTTGACGATGATTCTTTCATATTAGGTCCAACGCCTGACAGTAATTATACTGCGGAGCTTCACTATGGGTATTACCCACCGTCAATCGTTACGGCAGGCACCACTTGGCTTGGGGATGAATTTGACAGTGCGTTGTTAAATGGTGCATTGGTGGAAGCCATCAGGTTCTTAAAAGGTGAGCCAGATATGGTACAAACGTATGATAAAATGTTTGTGCAATCTCTTGGATTGTTAAAAAATCTCGGAGAAGGTAAATTACGTGAAGACGCCTATCGCTCGGGACAGTTCCGAGTGCCAGTAAGTTAAAGGAGACTAGATATGGCTATAACACAGGCGATGTGTACCAGTTTCAAGCAAGCGCTGCTTGATGGTGAAATGGACTTTAGTAGCGATACGGCGCAAACATTTAAGATTGCTCTGTATACGTCCAGCGCGACATTGAGTGCTGCTACCACAGCATATACCACGTCAAATGAGGTATCTGGCACTGGATATACAGCAGGCGGGAATACACTTACTATATCCACAAACCCAACAAATGGTGGGTCTGGCACTACTGTATACCTAAGTTTTTCCAACACTACATGGACATCATCTACAATCACTGCTCGCGGTGCGTTGATCTACAAATCTGGTGGCACTAACCCGTCAGTTGCAGTGCTGGATTTTGGTTCTGATAAATCGTCTTCAAACGGAGATTTTCAAATCCAGTTCCCAACAGCGGATTCTACGAGTGCAATCATCCGTATTGCGTAAGCTATAGAGGTAATTGTAAATGCCTGTTTTAAAGAATAGAGCCTATGTCTCAACTTCTACGCCCGGGACAGGCACAATAACTCTAGGGAGTGCCGTTTCAGGCTACCAAACATTCGCTGCCGCTGGGGTGTCTGACGGTGATGTAGTTGGCTATACCATAGAAGATGGGGCTAATTTTGAGATAGGTACAGGCACGTACACCGCGTCTGGTACGACACTATCTCGTACCCCTAGCGAAAGTTCTAGTGGTGGTTCTGCTATTAACTTGTCAGGTAGTGCTCGTGTGTTTATTACGGCAGTAGCTGCTGACATTATGCAGCCATCTAACAACCTGTCAGACTTAAATAATGCGTCTACTGCACGAACTAATCTTGGTTTAGGTACAGCGGCTACGTCCGCCGCAACTGATTTTGTTGCAGTGACAGGCGACACCATGTCGGGGGCGTTGAGTATCTCTGCGGCATCAGCGGCTCCTGCTGTTCTTAACCGAACTACTACAGAAGGGGACATTGTTGATTTTCAATATGCTGGTTCTACTGCTGGTAAAATAGGTATATCGGGCGGCTATTATATTATGGGGGATGGGGTTTCAGGGCTTCTTTATGATCCCGGCACTCCTAGTATTATGCCGTTTAATTATTCTGGCAATCAGTTAGCTAATGGCACTATTTCTTTAGGTACTGGCTCTGCAAAGTGGAATGTATTTTATGTAAACGACGTGCACACTGGCGCGTTAAACATTAACAGTGCGATTGAATTTCCTACTGCTGATGGTACAAGTGGACAGGTACTTCAGACTAACGGCTCTGGGGTGTTGAGTTTTGTAGATCAAGCGGGTGCTGATCTTTATGCTGCTAATGAAAGCTCACCTACAGCACAACCAAGTGCGACAGGGGCCAATGCTATAGCTATTGGTGATAGTGCGGCAGCAAGCGCACAAGATGCTATAAGTATTGGTGACGGAGCAACCAACGCTGGTGCTTTTGCTGTATCAATTGGGTGGAACGCAGCAGTAACATCAAATGGCACAAGAGGCATTGCTATTGGGAGCAGTGCTACAACAGATGGTCAAAAGTCTTTTGCCGCAGGAGATGGTGCTACAATTTCTAACACAGGTATATCAGCCGTAGCACTTGGAACCTCTTACGCCTCTGGCGCAGACAGCTTCGCAGCAGCTATAGCTAACAATACCTCAAGCTATGGTGCTAGAGGTGACTACAGTGTATCTATGGGCTGGCAGTCCAATACAGGTTCTTCCGCACAGGGTGCTGTTGCTATTGGTTTTGAAGCAAGTGCTACTGGAAACTACGGACTTTCTTTAGGTCGTTCTGTTTCATCGGGTGCAGATGCTGTTGCTATTGGTATAGCTAATTCTTCTTCATTGTATGGTGCTAGTGGTGCTAACAGTATTGCGATAGGGCAGCAAGCTATTGCTACAAACACTAGGAGTTATGCAATTGGGTATCTCAACTCAGCTACTGGAATTTATGCAACAGCTTTTGGCGGTGCTGGCTCTTCAGCTACTGCTAATGATTCAACAGTAGTTGGCGGTTTTTCCAATGTTGCCAGTGGCTCTGGTAGCACTGTTCTTGGGGGCCAATACAATGACGCAACACAAAGCTATTCGTTTGCACACGGTTTTTATGCTCAAGCGTTAATATACGGAAAAGAGGCTCATGCGTCTGGTCGTTTTTCTGCTGATGGAGATGCACAAGCAGGAACATTTGTCCTTCGTAGTGATACTACTAGCGCAACCGCAGAAGCTCTTACAACTAACAACAGTATCCTAGCGGGAACTACTAATCAAATCATCCTACCAAACAACTCTGCCTACAGCTTCTCAGGTACAATTATTGCTCGTGAAAGTGCAACTGATGGCAGCGACTACGCAAGCTGGGAGATCAAGGGTGCGTTGTTGCGGGATGCAAATGCTGCATCGACTGTCTTGGGCAACGGCATCGTAAACCATTTATACGCTACCTCTGGTGCATCTGCGTGGGCTGTGGCTTTAAGTGCTGATACAACGAATGGCGGTCTAAAGGTTGAGGTTACGGGAGCAGCAGCCACGAATATCCGTTGGGTTGCAACGGTTCATACATCGGAGGTCACATACGCGTAATGGGCAAGATTGAACTAGATCACACAGGCACAGGCGGCGGCATTACTCTAAGCTCTGATGGCACAAGTCTTTTAGTTGGAGGCAGTGCGGTAGGTGGTGCTGCTCTTTATGCTGCTAATGAAAGTAGTCCTACGGCTCAACCAAGTGCGACAGGGGCCAATGCTATAGCTATTGGTGATAGTGCGGTAGCAAGTGGAGAAGACGCCTTTGCAATTGGTTTGGATGCAGTCGCCTCTGGTGTTCAATCAATGGCGTTTGGCAGAGGCACGGATGCAACATCATCTAGTGCTCTTGCTTTAGGTACTTATGCGCAAGCTGTAACTGGGTCGTATGCGACAGCAATATCAAGAGCTTACGCCTCTGGCGCAGATAGCTTCGCAGCAGCTATATCAACTAACTCCTCAAGCTACGGTGCTACTGGTGCTAATAGTATTGCAATTGGACAATTTGCCAAGGCCGCACAAACAAATGCCGTAGCCCTAAATGGCACCGCATCAGGTGTAAGATCAATCGCAATTGGTGTCTCTAGTAGTGCTACGAGTACAAGTGCAACAGCCGTTGGTTATTTGACAACAGCCGTTGGGTCAGCTTTGGCTATAGGTACTGATGCTAATGCACAGCATGGTTATTCGGCAGCTATTCTTCGGGGGAAAACAGAGCAGCAAGGAAAAATGGCATTTTCTGGGATTTTCTTTGGTACAAAAGGTGATGCTCAAGGCAGTACGTTTGTTTTGGTTGCAGACACCACCGATGCGACTGCTACTGTTTTAACAGGCAACAATCTATCGGCGTCAACTAACAACCAGATCGTAGCTGCCAGTGATACTTGCATTATGTTCTCAGGAACGATTGTAGCAATGCAGAATGGCGCACAGGATCAAGGTGGCTGGGAAATCAGAGGTTTGCTGAAGAACGATGGTGGTACGACTACTCTGGTAAACTCAGAGGTTAAAACTTTTGCAGACGGTAATGGTTGGACTGTAGTTCTTTCAGCCGACAACACAAACAATGCACTAGCGATTACTTGCACGGGAGAGGCTGCACATAACATCCGTTGGGTTGCTAATATTTCAACCTCTGAAGTGACGTATGCATAGGAGTAACAAGCCATGACAATAACCAATCTTAGCGCTGAGAATTATGACGGTACGTCTACTTTACCTAGTGCAACGGGTACAAACTCTATAGCTATTGGTGTCGGCGCAACTGTAACGAGTGCTAATACTGTCGCCATCGCCGCTGACGTAGATTTTACGGGTGATACTTATAATGTCCTTTGGGATAAATCGACGGACGACTTTGTTTTTGATCAAGGAGCCAGATTAGACTTCGGCGGCGGCGCGAGTATTTATCGTGATGCTAGTGGTATTTTTAGAATTACAGGCCCATCGGCAAGCGATACATATTTTAGCTTTAGCAACAACTTGATCTTTTATAGGAGCGGCAGTGCGGCGGCTCAGTTAATGTATTCAAGCGGGTCACAACGGTTCCACGCCTATGGGAATATAACAGTGGGCGGGACCGTTGATGGCGTAGACATTGCTCAAAATATTCCAGCTACCCTTGGAACTGCAGGTCAGGTACTCACAGTAAATTCTGGCGGAACGGCTGGCGAGTGGGCAGACGCGGCTGGTGGGGGATTCGATTCCGATCTTACACTAGACGATAAAACGGCAAACTATACTGTTGTTGCAGGAGATGCAGGTAAAGTTATTTCGCATAGTAGTAATGATATAACAATATCATTAACAGCAGCAGCAACCCTTGGAGCAGGATTTCACGTTTGGATTAAAAACGAAGCTGGTGCTGGCGATATTACAACGATTGATCCAGATGGGACTGAAACAATAGATGGTAGAGGTACAGAAAAACTGTACACAGGTGAAAGCATACACATCTATACAGACGGGTTAAACTGGTATTCCCTCGACAGAACTATAATGTGGGTCGGAAACACTTCTACAGACTACTTTGCAAGACCTACGGCGGCAGGGGGAGGCGCAATAGCTGCTGGCCTTCAATCTTCAGCGGGAGGTGCTGATAGTGTAGCTGTAGGGTACACAGCAAGTGCATCTGGTTCAAATTCTGTTGCTCTTGGTTGGGGACCCACTTCAACCAGTACACGATCTGTTGCTATTGGTTGGTC